CCTTCGTTCAACCTCGCCCGCGACGAAGACGGCAAGCCAGAACGCGTGTCACTCGCTCGCCTCATCGGCGCGTGGTTGGCTGCGCAGGAGATTTAACCTTCATGGGGTTAACGGCATGGATGCCCGTTCATGCACCGTTTCAGGATTAAGTCCTGATAAACAGTAGCAATCTGAAACAAACCGCGTCAGCAACAATTGCAGGTTCCAATCGCGTAATCTCCTGAACCTGCCTCTCTGCTTGAACCAAAGCCCAGTGACGGTGGGGAAGTTCGTCCGAGGACGAGTGAAAAGAACGTTCACCTCGTTAATAACTAACAGTCTCCATTGAAAAGTTTGTGAGTTAAGGCGGATTTGTGGTCATTAGTGCGTCAACTCTCCGTTTGAATCCAGAGCGAACGTAAATCGCTAGCTGGTGATAGGCGTTCCTATCCGCGACCCGGCGCGTTAATCCGGGACATTTTGGGAATGGGATTGATAGGATACGCAACCTAACCCGTTTGGTCTAGAAGGTGATTCAGTTCACCAGGCGCTCTTGCAATGCGAGTCCTCCGCCTCCCTGCTTGGCTAATAACCATGTAGGCTAGACACCACCACCTTGGAAAGGCGCGTATTGTGCGAGGGTCTTTCCCGTCGTTGTTCAGCCAGCTATGTTCGACGTTAACAACTAAAGCTGCTCGCGGTTGCGCGTATCGCATCCCGATTGGTAACCTCCGACATCGGTTCCCGTAACACTGAGCAATCCTGAACGATAGCAGGAGGGCTCCCCACACGAGGGGAGGGACTGTCATGTGCATCGACGGACGCACACTTGCCAAGCGTTGAAGCAAGTCTTTTCCTCCCCTCCTGTGGGCACCGTAGTAGCGATGACGAAACGTCGGGCTTGCGTGATTCGCTGAGCCTAGGATTTACTGACTATCCATGACGCTTTAGCGTCTGCCGCCGAGACCTACGGTGCCCTCCCACTCTATGCCCGCCAACACCATGACCAAACCCACCATCCGTCCCTGCTACAACCGCGTTCTCATCGAGCTTATCACCGCGAAAGACTCCCTCATCGAACTCCCCGACAACATCGCACCGGAAGCCGCCTACGTCATCGTCCGCGCCGTCGGACCTGACGTCAAATCTGTCGTCCCCGGCGAGCGCGTCATCCTCCACCCTAACCCAAATGTCATGGGCCTGAAAGGTCAGGAGCATCTCGCCCTCATCGACGCCAGCATCATCATGGCGGTGGAAGAAGTTGCAACTGCCAATTTGAACTGAGCATGAATCTAACACCTACCGAGTATCGCATAATTTATCTCGAAGGTCAGTTGAATAAGCGCATTGCACGTTTAGCTAAAGCTGGTAAGCCTATTGCTGCAGCTTATCCTGTTGAACCAAAGCTCGTGCTCCCTCCTGTCCTCACCTTCACCGGCAAACCCGCCATCAAATGAACATCTTCACCGCCTCTCACGTCCCCAATGACCCGCGCTACGGTGGGAACTTTGAGGATGAGCCCCACCCGGACGATATTGAAGTCGAACCCGTCCCGGTCCAATCTGGACCCAGTCCCTTATGCCCACCTCATCCCGAACCACAATCCCCAATCCCTACTCCGTCGCCGTCCGAGAGTCCATGCATCTAACGGCTTACGTCCCACCGGACGTTCACCGTTACTTCATGCACGACCTTCTCCGACACACACCCGGCGCGATGAACGCGATTCTCTGCACCATCATCGACCGGTTGCAGAGGGAGTTGTTGGACCGGGGCGTCACGCAGTGGGACACGGAGAGTGAACAGATTATACAACACGTGCTGAAAGGAATAACATTTAACGATTAACTTATGTCACAACACGCTAGAAACAACCCAGAACTTTACGTGCGAACTGTGGGGCCGCATGGTTACGTTAAACCAGAACAAGACAATAGCAACGTCGTGCCCGACCAAGAACGCTTACTTGGAACGTGTGGTTGGAAAGACGGTCGCGCATGGCATCATGATTACGACCTTGAACTTAAAGTGTGGAGCGTATGATTGACCCCATCGACCCTCTCTCCCCCGACGCCCCGCTCCACCACCTCCTATCCCTCCAACACAACCCCATGTTGGCGGACATGACACCGGAACAGCTTCGCGCTCGCGTGCAACAGCTACGCCAATTCGCCACATCACCCGCCGTCCTCACGTCCAAGCTCTCAGCCGAGTCGGAAAAGATCAAACCCAAACGTGAAAAAAGCAAAAAGCAACAGCTCTTGGATAGCATTTAGCTACGTGGTGAAGACCGAAGGGTCCGAATACCACGGCACCCTTGACTTCCTCTTTCCCAAAACGGCTGACGCCGCCACCGTCGAAGCCATCAACAAAGCCGAGTTCATGGCGGCTGCGGTGGACTTTCCGTTTGATTCAAGCAACCTTACCTGCATTCTCAGTCCTTTATGTTCAACCTAACCATCCCAACGTCTGATGTTCACCTACAACCTGAGCCTTTGGTGGCTTCTCCTCCCCGCCAGTTACTTACTCCTCTCCCTACTCCCGGGCATTTCCTTCTCGTCATTGACAATAGTTCTCTGGAAGTTTTTACGACGTGTCCGCAGAGTGCTTACTACAAACTCGTCCTCAAACGCGAAGCCCACGCACGGAACGCCGCGTTGACCTTCGGCGGTGCGTTGCATGAGGGGTTGGAGGCGTTGCTGCACTTTCAATATGCTGTGGATAACGAGACTGAGCACTCTACTGACCGAGAAGAAGTCCGTGCTAAGTATGCGGAAGCTGCCCAAGACCAACGCATCCTCCGCTTCTTCACCGAAAACCCCGCGCCTCTCGACGAATACCGCACCGTGCAAAACTGTCTCGCGGTTCTCGCCGCATATCGTCAGCGGGCGACAATGCCGGACTATCAGTGGGAGATTCAATCCGACGCCAGCGGCCCGATCATCGAACGGGCGTTTGAGTTGCCGTTGGGGGTGGTGGAGGTGAATGACGACCTTGACATGCCTTGGCTGACTGATGACGACTTAGCTCGGATACCTCGTGGCAATCGTCACGAAGACGGGAGTAAGCGTGTCTATTGTTCCCACATCCACATCGCCTGGTCCGGACGCATCGACGCCGTCGCCCGTTGCAACGGTGCCGTCCGCGTGGTAGACCACAAGACCACCAGCATCATGGGCGACCAATTCATGCAGGACTTCCAAATAAGCAATCAGGTATTAGGTTATGTTTGGGCTGCCAAACAACTCTGGCCTGACCTTGCCGTGAGCGCATTCTGTTTGAATGCTATCCACTTCAAGAAACCCACCGGCACCGGCCCCATCACCGCACCGGGACCACGTGGTGGACCAGCAGCACTCAACTTCGTCCGCGGATACTACGAATACTCACAAACCCGCATTGACGAGTGGGAAACTAATTGTTTAGCTATCGTGTCAGACTTTATCCATTGTTTGGTTCGTGACCAACATCCTAGACATTCTAAATGGTGCTTCGGTAAATACGGAAAATGTCAGTATCACGATGTATGTGTGCAAGATGACCCTCGCGTGCGTGAGAACATGATCAAGTCCGACATGTTCAAAACCGTAACGTGGAATCCGGTGGCGGGACGATAATGACTCTCCCCGAATACTCCCTCCGCGAAGCAGCCATTGACTCCTACATCCTCTGGCTCACCCGTGCCGAGCGTAAGCTCACCGACCGTCCCACTCCCACCTGTCCGCCACCCGACCCCGTAACGTCCCGCGCCACCCGGCGCAAAGCGTTGCTGTCTTCAATTTAACCGGAGCGTTTGCTCCACAACACAACAAAACAAAATGCAAGTCGAAACATACGAAATCGAACATAGCCAACAGACCGAAATGCAACAGCTCGCAGCAGACGGCGAGTCCGCGTTGCTCATTGAACAGCTTGGCCTCAAGCAACAGAAACGTCTCATCGGCGAAGCCGTCGTCCCCTTCTGCTACCCCATGATTACGAAGGAGCAACTTAACGTCTTCTCCCTTCTCTTCCCGACGACTACGAAGCTCGGAGACTACCGTGCTGACCTCATCCCGCTCCGTGTGTTGCAAGTCGCAGCGCACGCTAAGTCCACCGGCTTCCTTGACAAGGGCATGTTCGTCATGCACCCTGAGGTCGTGACGCATGACCCTGTGCTTATTGGCCGGACGTCTGTTCCAGGCTCCACCTGGGGTGAACACGTCTACCTCCTTGCACGGTGGGGTAGTGCCCTTGAACCTTTCGCCAAGCTCCGCGAACAAGCGAAGAAAATCTGGTCCGCCAATCGCGTGCTCAAGTTGAAGAAAGCCCAACTCGAACTTGATGCCATCAAGCAGTCTATCGCAGAAGAAGCCGAGCTGTTCTTCTCCGGTAAAAATGTCGAATCCTCCGTTACCTTTTACTAAATGCCCACCATCGACCAATACGCCAGCGACGCCTACATCCGGCTCCTTCTCCAAGGAACATCCGGCTCTGGCAAAACCACCACCGCGTGTCAATTCCCCGGTGCGTGGATCATTGACTGCGACATGAACCTTGCGGGACCGCTGCGTTATCTCCGCGAGAAGAACCTGTCCCTACCCCTCGGCTACGACAAAGTCGACGTGCGCGACGACGGGACCGTAGTCCCCGAGAACATGCGCTGGCAGCGCGTCTGCGACCTCATCAAACAAGTCGGCGAAAAGGCCCACGTCATCGGCCTCCGCACCATCGTCATCGACAGCATGTCCAAGATGAACGATTACAACGAAGCCCATGTGCTACGCACCAATCCCACCAAGACCGGCGGGATGGAAATGACATCCTGGGGATTCTACGCGGCGAACTGGACGAAGCTGCTCGCAGCAGTGACGGCAGCCAAAGTCAACTTCGTCCTCACGGCCCACGACAAAGTCGACAAAGACGAACTCGACGGGTCTACCCGCATCTTCCTCAACGTCCCCGGCAAAACCCAAGCAATCGCAGGCTCCCTCTTCACCGACGTGTGGCACGCGGAAGTCCAAGCCGGCGTCGGCATAAACGCTACGCACAAGTTCGTCCTCCGCACGTTGCAGGATTACCGCTACGTCGGATTGAAGAACAGCTTCGGACTGCCGGCGTTGTTCGAGTTCGACTGGAAGAAGATTGAGGAGAAACTTAATCCAGTATCCAAATGATCTCCGACAAAGAACACAAATCGCAGTTGGACGTGCTTCACGAACTATATCGTGAACGCATCCGAAAGATGGAGGATCAACACCGCACCGAGCTACAGCAAGCGCGGGACTTGAAGGAACTTCTTGGCAAGTTTGGCAGCAAACTATCCATGTTTGACAGTAACTTCAGCATCAGTGGTAGTATGAACTTCCCAGACGACATCCCGCAATACGTGGACGATTTCTTCGGAGGAAAAGTCATTAAACAGGAAGCAACAAAAGTAATCTTCATCTCCCGTAAAGGGGAAGTTCAAACCGGTCTGACTAAGCGCAAGCCGGACGAACACTTCCCTTACCTCCTCCAACGCGAAGCGCCATGACCCGCACATTCCTAGTCGCCATCAACTTCTCCGACGACATCATCGACCCGCAGGGTGAAGCCGCAGACATTGAAGAAGCCTGCGTCTCCGCAGGACTTGACGTGCAAAGCGTCAAGATGTGGTCCGCTCCGACGCTTGCTGCACCGTTAGCAGTGCAACCGTTGCCAATGAATCCGCCAACCCTTTGACGTAGCTGCGGCTCGTCTCGTGCAAGAGTCCCGGACGCACGTAAAACCAGACTGGTGACAGCGGACGCCCCGCTAAACCGCTTGGCCTATGGAGGCGGGACCCGAGGAAACTGTGAGATACCATGAACCTCGTATCAAAAAATACCACTCATTTTCAAGTGTTTATGCAGAGGCCAATGCTTGAATCTTATGTTGACCTATCTGTCGCCGACGGCCGGTGCAGTGGCGGCTTTCCGCCAGCCGTTACTTTCATCACCCATCACGACCCAGCCAAGACGCGCGCTGGACAAACAACAAACAACAAAACAAACAACATCATGGGACCACTAAACATAACAATCGACACAACATCCGCCCAAACGCAAGTGCCGTTCTTCGTCGAGAACAGCTACGTCAAGTTCGCCTGTGCCAAGGTGAACCTGGACCAAGTCAAAGACAAAGGCGACGTGATCAAGTTCGAGTTCGACCTGCGCGATCCTGCGCCAACACCCGAGGGGCAGACAATCCTCCCCGGCGCGTTTGGCAGCAAGGTCTTCGTGTCAGTCCAACTCTACGACAAGAACACGAAGCCCGGCGACGGCGTGCCCAAGTGGGCCGTTGAAAAACTAGCGAAGATCACCGACGCGTTGCTCGGCACCGGCGACCCGAACAACACAAAGGGGAAAGCCTCTCGCCCTCCGTTTAACGCGGAAACGGTCAGTATGCTGATCGGGAAAGAGTGTTTCCTGAAGTTCAAGAACAAGACCGGCGAGTATACCGGTCAGGACGTTACCACATTCACCTACATGGGTGACGTAGCAGGCGCATGATCCCGCAACTCCACGAGCGAGTCAACCGACTCGAATGTCAGCTAGACGAACGATTGACTGAGATCAATCAACTCCGCGACAACCTCACGGAGCTTCGTCAACAGTTGCAGGTTGAAAGGGAACCTTGTGTTGCCTCGCCTGTCAATACCGGTGGCAATGGTCTTTTGGCCAAGTCCCGCTACTAACAACCACGACGCGCTGGCAGGACGGCGGTTCCCGCTGCCACAATTTTTTATGAAAGTTTCCCGTCGATCTTACCCACTAGACATGCTTGCCGCAGAAGACAAAAATACAAAGCTTGTCATACACACGCATCACCATAAAATCGTCATCCACATCGACGTTAACGACAAACACTTTAGCTACGAATACACTCTTCCCGAATTATGCAACATTCTGACTGGTCAGGAACAATGACTTACCAAACCATCCCCTTCTCCTCCATCGACCTCGGCACTCGCGGTCGAACCCAATACTCCGGCATTGAAGAACTCGCGGAGAGCATTAGTCATAACGGATTGATCCAGCCGATCGTGCTAGTGGAACAAACTACATCTGATACTTCTGCTGATGGTTATATACAGGAGACTACAAAGTATTCCCTCCTCGCCGGTGGCCGACGCTTCCACGCGCTGCAACTCCTCGGCGTTACCGAACTCCACCACGGCGTGTCCTCCGAACCCGGTCGCTACGGCTACGTGTTAAAAGGGGAGCAAGGCACCGAACTCTCCAACCTCCTCACCGAAATCGCCGAGAACTGCGACCGCGTGGACATCCCCTGGCAGGACAACGTCCGCATGATCGTCCGTGCCACACGCCTTCTCCGTCGTGACGCCTTCGCCAACGGACATGAAATCATCATGCGTGACATGGGTGCCATCCTCGGCGTGCCGTATCACGACCTTCGTTGTGCCGAAGCCCTTCACGACGACCTCATCGCGAATCCCGGCGACTATGCCGCATGTCCGTCCATCCGCTACGCTTACACCGCGCTGTTGAAAAAGAACGAGAAGGTGTTGAAGGACAAACTGGTGAAGAAAACTCTCGGAGTCAAGGTCCAAGATGGACCCAAACCAGAAGTAAAAATGCCTGACGGTTCGACACTCATCACGTATGAACAGGCAGATGCCATCCTGCCTGTGCAGTCGATACCGTTGTCCGAAAGATTCAAGAACATGAACGGGCTGGACTACCTAACCGTAAATCCAGAACGCTTCGACCACATCATCTGCGACCCTGATTTTGCAATCTCTCAAGAACGACTTGAAGCAGGAGCAGTAGGTGCAGGTGAAGGTGTAGCACAGGACAACATCGAAGCGTCTCTAGCTGACCTGCAATTCTTCATCAAACAGTCCTTCCGCGCGTTACGCAGCAACGGCTTCCTCGTCTTCTTCTACGACCTCGACCACCACGAGAAGCTCCAATCCTGGTGCGCTGCCGCAGGCTTCGCCGTCCAGCGCTGGCCCTTCATCTGGCACAAGACGGACTACCGTTCCAACGCCAGCCCGCAATCCAACATGACCAAATGCTTTGAATACGCGATGGTGTGTCGGAAACCTGGAGCGGTGCTCGCCACGTCCCCCATCATGTCCCTGTTCTCACACCCGTCGGCGTCCGCGACGAAAGACTTCGGCCACCCGTTCGCCAAGCCCCGCGCCGTGTGGAACTATCTCTACAACGCGTGCTGCATCAAGGGACAGACGGTGTTCGACCCATTCGTCGGCAGTGGCAGCGCAGCGTTGTCCGCAATCGAGTTCGGCCTGAACCCTATCGGCTGTGAGATACAGGAGCAGCATTACAATACACTGATCCTCAATCTTCAGCGTGAATATAAGAAACTGCTTGGTGAGAATGTGAGGTTTGAATGAACCACGAAGAACGATTAAGCGACATAGACATTAACGTGCATGGTTGCACGCAAGAAGACATAATCAACAACCGTAAGGCTGGCAATGAACTTGTTCGTCAAGCTGCCATTCGCGGAAACAAAATAGCTCAAGCTACTGAATGGCTAGTCGCAGAAGCCCGAGCTTACGGAATCGACTCCACTTATGACGAGGAATTAGATGACTTTGACGTATGATGACATCCGCTACGGTGACCGCTACGAGATCGAACTCTCCACCGCCGGAGACTTCCTCCACGCTCTCCGTTTCGTCGACCGCATCGGGCGTGACCCCATCCCCTACGACCGACTGTCCGACATCCCACAACCGCATCAACATGAAATCCGTCAGCGCATATGGAAGAAGATACACACAGTGAAGATAAAGTGAACCATCCGACGCACTACACGTCACATCCTTCAGGCGTGGAATGTATTACCGTCACCCGTCATATGTCGTTCAACCTCGGCAACGCGGTGAAGTATATCTGGCGTGCGGACTTGAAGGATGATGCTATTCTAGACTTGCAGAAGGCTGTGTTCTACCTCAACGACGAAATTAAACGAAGAACCAATGTCTGACTACCCAACCATCATCACATCCCGCCGTGTCGTTAACAATCAACAACCATACAACCAGTCCGAATGCCCCTACCGCATCGCCATCATCGGAGAGTTCCCGGGGGAAGATGAGGAAAACTACGGAATACCATTTGTCGGACGCTCAGGGCAACACCTTGACCGTGAACTCCGCGGAGTTGGGATTGATCGCACGCGTGTGTTTGTGGGTAATGTCTGCCAAGTTCGCCCGCCCGCCAACAACATCTCTCTCTTCGACTGGCAAGGGGAGGAAATCCAGTCAGGACTGAAACAACTACATGAAGACCTTAACACGTTTAATCCTCATTTGTGTCTGCTTCTTGGCGGGACGGCACTTAGGGCAGCTTTTGGACAAGCGATACCAATCACTTCATGGCGTGGCTCCCTCTTCATCTCCAACGTCGTCAACTCCCCCTTCTTCAACCGCAAGTGTCTCCCCACCCTCCACCCTGCCCAAGTGCTGCGGGAGTTTGAACTCAACCCTCTCTTCCGACTTGATCTATCGCGCGCCCGACAAGAAGGCGAATCCCCCGATTTGCAACTGCCACAACGTGAACTTATAACCAACTATGGAGCCGCCGAACTTTGCCACATCATGGACAATTGGCCATCGGGCCAGCGGTGCTCGCTTGACATTGAAGGCGGACTCGGTGGATGGCCATGCGTGTCAATATGTGCACGGCCAACCAAAAGCATTACGATTGCTTGGGGGAAACTTAGCGAGTCCGACCATGCAAGAACTTTACATTCGTTTGCTAGACTCATGGCACGATCAGACGTGCCCAAAGTGTTGCAAAACTCCCTTTACGACAACTTCGTCCTTTCCTACGGCTTCGGCATCCTAATCCGCAACGTCGTCGAAGACACCATGCTCAAGCAATGGGAGGTCTACTGCGAACTTCCCAAAGGTCTAGGCACCATCTGCTCCATCTGGACACGTGAACCCTACTACAAAGCGGAGCGCAAGTCCGATGACAGTGAAGTCTACTTCCAATACTGTGCGAAGGACTCCGCCATCACGCTGGAAGCGTGCAACGCGATGGACTCGGCGCTCACCTTCGCGGGTGAACAGCACTACCGTAAGAACGTTGAAATGTTAAACCCGCTCCTGTTCATGGAGCTGAAAGGAATTAATTATGACCAAGAAAGCGTTAGCAAAAAGCTCGAAGAAACCCAAGCCGATATTGCCGATGTCGCACGTAGGCTTAACGAAGCAGCAGGCTCCGACTTACGTGGGGCAAAAGGTTCACTATCAAGTCAACGTCTTGCCTCCTGCCTCTACCAGCTCACCCCATCCTTCACCGGCACCGGGAAAAAGAAAACTCAAGTCGTCTGGCAAAACAGTCCCTACCCCCCGCAGTTCAAAAAAGAAGCCGGGCGGAAGACGGAGAAGCTCACAACTGACGTTGAGGCAATTCTTAACCTACGTAAAAAGTTTGCAGAAGACGCATTCCTCAATGGAATCCTGCGACACAGACATCTTGAAGGCATACTTGAAACTCTCTCCATCAGACCAGATGCAGACGGCAGGGTTCGTTGCGGGTATAATGTCGTTGGAACTGAAACTGGCCGTCTTACTTGCTACACCTCGCCCACCGGTGCCGGTGCAAATCTCCAAACCATAACCAAGAAACTCCGCTCAAACTACCGCTCCGACCCTGGTTATGACTTTTTTCAATGCGATCTTGCGGGCGCTGACGGCTGGACAGTGGCGGCACATTGTGCCCGACTGGGTGACCCGACTATGCTGGAGGACTACCGCGCGGGGCTCAAACCGGCGAAGATCATCGCGCTCCTGTATGAAGCGGGTGAAGCGATCAACCGGCTGGATCGACCCTCACTGAAGAACGCGTGTCGTGCGGTTGACCCGGACCACTGGCTCTACGCCGCCGCTAAAGTAATCCAACATGGCAGCAACTACGGTATGGGAATCCCGACCATGCAGTCAAACCTGATGAAAGGCTCGTTCAAACACGGTGGCGTTCCCATCTACATGGAACACGCTGACGCCCG